CAAAAAGGAGGAGTGGAATGCATTGAAGCCATTGAAGCATCAATGACTGCCGAAGCCTTCAAAGGTTTTCTCAAGGGTAATTGCATTAAGTATTTGTATCGCTACGAGAACAAAAATGGCATTGAAGACTTAAAGAAAGCTGAGTGGTATTTGCTTCGTTTAATTGCAACTAGAGAAAACGAAGTCGCCTTTGAGAATAAAATCACGCAAACTATAAGTGAAGCTTTGTCTGTCAATTACGATCCTGACGATTATCAGCTACCAAGTGGCTGCCCTGATGGCTTCTGTCCATTGCCAGGCGTGCGTCAAGGGCCTTCAGAAGGCATGTTTACTCCCATCTGCGACGATTAAGCAGCGCATAAATTGTTCAATGGGAAGGGGCCGTAAACGGCTCCTTTTTCATGCAATGGCAAAATACGCTGGGTAGCTTCGCACCATGCCTCCCAGTCAGACAAATCAGTGTGGGCACTTACAAAGCTATGGAAATGCACCCAGTTGAGCAAAGCCTGCTCACGGTGTTCTGTCCAGAATCGCTGAGGCCGCCACCATTCAAAAACTGGCAGGCTTCCCTTCCCTGCGTTGCAACTGAGACAAGAAGGAATATTGTTCCATCGGGAGAAGTGCGGGCCGCCTTTGCTCTTCGGCACAATGTGATCAATCGTAAGCTTTTCGGTCCACTTGCCACAATAAGCACAAGCGCAATGACCAAATGGTCCCCTTATGGAATAGTCTTCAAAAATACTTTTGCGATAACGACGTTTTGCATCACCAGGCCGTAATTCAGAAAGCGAATGGAGAAGTTCTTCAGGTCCATTGCTCATCCTCATGATGATTTTTACTTGGCTTCTCCTTAGCTTAAAGCCAAAAACACGGCACGGAGAATAGCTTAGAATGAACAAAAGAAAGACTTTACGAGCGTGAAAAGTTGGCAGGAAAAGCTGGCCGACCTGGCTGTTTCAATTACTGCTGGTATGCTCCTGGCCACTGGCGCCATGATGATGAGCATTGGCCATCAGCAAGTAAAGATTACTGCACAAGTAGAAAATATTACAGAAAAGCTTGAGACACTTACGGAAAATCTTAAAGGACTAGAAGAACGAGTGCGCTCTTTGGAGATCAGACGCTAGGCTTTATAAAACGCTTTTCTATTATGACTGGCATTGAATGGTTTGTGATTGGCGGTATTGCCATTGCAGCCCTTGATCAAGTGATTCAGCACACTCCTTATAAGAGCAACAACATTGTGCAACTTATTTTGACTGGTCTTAAGGCAATCTTTCGCGTGAAAGGCTGATCATTCCTGATGAGCACTTCTACCATTCGTCTGTCTAGTGCTGCAAAGTATTACACAGAAGAAAGCCATCAACTCGCTGCTTGGAATTGGCTGCAAGAACAGCTAACGAAAGCTGAACTAGAGGAATTTGCAGAGCTTTATAGAGCTGCCCCTGCATTGAAGCCTTCCAACCCATTGATTGTGCCTTACTTCAGCCAGCGAGATAATGCCTCAGGACAGGGCGGTAGGGAATGCTTTAGCAGTTCTTGCGCAATGGTCGCAGCTTACTATGGCAAAGTCAAAGGCGATGATGAATACAATGTCATCCGCGCACGATTTGGTGACACTACTAATGCCGACGCACAAGTGAAAGCTTTGCAGTCACTTGGCTTAAAGGCTTCGTTCATTACTGACGGCACGGAAACGCTGCTGCAGAATGAAATCAAGGAAGGTAGGCCAGTCCCCGTGGGCTGGTTGCATCATTCAAGCTCCAGTGCCCCTTCTGGAGGAGGGCATTGGAGCGTAGTAGTTGGCTTTAACAGTCAAGCATACATTCACAATGATCCCTACGGACGCGCAAATATAATTAATGGTGGTTATTCAAGCGCCAATGGTGGCAGTAATGTGTCTTATGGCAAAGCTAATTGGCTTCCTCGATGGAGAGTCAATGGCACTGGCGGATGGGCCATCCTTGTGCGCAAATGACCAACCAAGCGATATTTAATGCACTTTGTTATGAGCTAGCCATGTGGGTTGCTGACAAGCGGCCTTCATTGCGCTTGCAACCATGGTTCATCATGCTGATTAATTGGTGCAAGCCAGATTGGACCGCTTGGAAAACAGAACAAACTATTAAGAAAGTAGACGAGCAAGCTTCTACCTTGGTGAAGCAATGGGAAAGGGAAGAGCGTGAGATCATTGCCGATAAGCTCGCCAGTAAAGCCCAGGAGCTGTTTCCAGCCGCCACAGTCACCGCTCTGCCCAATGCCATCGTCCCCTCTGTGATGATCGTCCACGAGGCTCCTGAGAGCGCCAGCGACGACGTTAAAGCTCTTGGTGGCGAGCTACGTATTACCTGGACCCTGGACGGCCTAAAATAAAAGGAGATAGTTTGTTGCCATGGAAATTATTCTTGGTTTAGCAATATTCTCCTTGGGAATGACAATGGCTAGTCGCATGTATTGTCACTGCGTTCATCCTTATTATCCTTCGTGCAAGCTTCCTGTTCCGCTGCAAGACCCTGGCAAATAAGATTATGAAGCTGCATGTAATAAGCTAAGCCGTCGCCATATTCAAGACCAAACACTTCATAAAGCGCATGACGATATGAGCCCCTTTCTATTACTTCTGCTTTATACATTAGTTTTACAATTTGCCTAAAAGCTTGGCCTTTGCCATCGCAATCAAGGCTGTCCCACCAGGCATCGTCTTCAGCTTTTTGACGCTTTTCAGCTTCGCACCATGCCTCTCGAAGCGCCTGTAGGTCAGGAGAATTTATCCAGTCTTTGTATGATTGCTTTTGGTTATTTTCTTCCATGGTCCCAGGGAACGTTGCCTTAGCTTACACCACTTCCCGCCAGCCAATTAAGCCAGTGGCATCCTCAGAAGAGCTGCATTGAAGTGTCAAGATGATGATGTCGCTTGTGCCAGCAATACTTTGCCCTAGCGATAAAGCCAGGCCACTTTCAGGGTCAAATTCAATGGAAGAACGAGATGCTACCAGTCCAGCGCCAATAATAGTTCCGCCAGAGAAAGTGCCACTGCTCATCACTTGCACATTGCCCCTGCCATTTTCGGCAGCAAGCCAAGTGCCACTAACCGTTGGATTAAGGCGTAGACGCCATTGCGCGACAATGTTGGATGCAGGATTACCTCCAATGCTCGCATCAATTTGGGAGGGAATAATAATATTATCAGTGCGACCACTTGCCATGCGAATGGCCGCCACCATAGTCTCAGAAGATATTGCCGTGAAACTGCCTGCGCCGCGTCCCGTTATGTAAATAGGACCAGTGGGCTGATAGCCACCTTCGCTCACTACGCTGGTGCAAATCTGCTTTAAGACAGCAGGAGAAGCAATGGTGGAAGAATTGTACAAGCGATAAGATGCTGGCAATATTGCCGAGGTCATATATACTTTGTCGATATTATTGGAATGATTAAATTCATGGCAATAACGAATTTCACCATCAACGACAAAACCACAACGCACCCTTCCCACGCCTAACCATTCCAGGTCAGTGATAAAAATATTGGCTTTCGTAAAATCAAGAGCTGCAAAGGAATCAATGTTCCATTCTGCTTGGCTGACAACGTTTTCCTGGATGGTGCCAGTGGCGCTGCTTCTAACGACAAACTGCACGCTTGTGCCATTAGTGCGCAAGATAATGCCATTGTCATCATCAAAATATCCCACTTCCTGCACAAGTCCAGCAATAGGCGCATTGCCGACAAAGCTTGCCATGAATAGCAACGACTTTCCTGGCTGGTAGGGAAGATGCCTGCGTGATCGACGAAGCACCGTATCTCCTGATGCCACTGTCGTCTTAAGCTCTAGCGAGCTTTCGTTTGTTAAATAGTTAGTGGTGCCGCCTCCTACTACGGCTTCATCCCACAAATCTGTGCGCTTTGAATAGCGCAACATGGAATCAAACAGTGTGAATGGTTGGCTAAAGCGTTGCCTGCCAAAAGCATCTAAAGCCCCACTGTCTGGTCCCTGCTGCAACAACTGTCCGCGATGATCAGCTTGAATGGCAGTTTCAAACTGCTCCCCACCACGAACTACTTGGCCCATTGTATTTAGTCGCTTGTCTTTATATTGTAGTCACAATGAGCTTCGCCATATTCTGCCGCCATCATTTCAAACGCACTTACCATGCTTTGAGGCGCATAACCACAGCCCA